GTAACTACAAGAGGAGCTGTAGCAGATTTCGTAGCTTTTGATAGCGAGACTGGGAGATTTATGGATATGGTAAATACACAGTTTCCATCATTACAAAATCCATTGTTTGAGTATTTATCTTCTCAAGATAAAGAAGAAGGTTTCTTTGTAGCACGATTTAAAAATGCACTTGAAGGAGCATTACTTGGTGGAGTTATGGAAGGCGTTATTAGGTCTCCAAAATTTCTTAAAGACCAGTTAGGTGGTTTTGCTCAATGGATTAAATTAAAAAGAAAATCATTAGCAGGTGAAAAAGTAGACGTATCTAAATTAGCTAAAGTAGAAAAAGAATTAGTAAGACAAGCAGAAGAAAATTTTACTGCTAGTGGAAAGAAGAGTACAGAAAAATTAGTTGAAAGTATTATTAAAGATAGTGGTTCAGATAAAATCGGTTCTGTAGTTAAAGACATTCAAGAGACAGCTACCGATGATATATTAAGTAAAAGAATTGTAGATAATTTTTCTGCATATCAAAAACGAGTTTTAGAAGGTGGTGAAACAAACTGGCGTGAAATTGATGAAGCTTTAGATTTAGGTTTATCACCAAGAGCATACGCAGACACAAACTTTGGAATTATTGCATTAAACGCTATGCGTAAAGTAATTAACGCAGAGAAAAAGTTTGATGTGATGTCTACTGAAATAATTAAAAGACAAGCAACAAAACAAGGTTATGACATTATCCAAACTACAAAAATGTTAGGACAACTTGGAAATAAAATGGAGCAAGGTCTTAAGTTTATGTATGCTTCTCAAGCCATTCAACAAAACCTAGCAGATAATTTATATAAAATGTCTGTTAGTTTAGCTAAAGGAACTAAAGAATATACAGAAAACGAAGCTAAAATTGCTACAGCTTTATTAATGAGATTAATGAGATTTGATGACAAGGTAGCATCTAATCTTGGTAGAGGTTTAAATTTAAGAGGAATATTAAAAGACCAAAATGTTGATTTAGGTAATGACCAGATACTTAACTTAGTAAGAAATATGGACACTTGGCCAGGAAGCTTCAAAGCTTTTTATGAAGGTGTAGCTCAAGTAAGAGATAAAAACATGCTTACTAGAATTGTTGATTTCATGTTTAGAAATAAATTCTGGAATAGAGCAAATGAAGTATGGATGTCTTTTGCATTATCAAATCCAAAAACACAGATAATCAATGTCGTATCTACTGCTAATAATTTATTTTTAAGACCTGTTCAAACTTGGGTTGGAAGTAAATTAACTTGGGGTTTAGATGATTACACTAAACAAGTAATGAAAGAACAAGGTGATGACATGGTTTCTACTATGGCAGGATATAGAAGTTATTTATCAGACGCATTAGTATTTACTAAAAAAGCATTTAATGATGAAGACAGTATTTTATTTGCAGGTTCTACAAAGTTTGACACGAACACAAAAGCACTAGGTACTAGTAAATATGCGAAAGCAATAAGAACACCTTTAAGAGGTTTGACTGCTATGGATGAATTTTTTAAACAAATATCATACAGAGCAAGATTAAGTTCTATTGCTACAAGAGAAGCAATAGATGCAGGAGCTTCAAGAAATAAAATTGTAATGAAGCTTAAAGATGGAACTGAAATTTCTGAATTTGATGAAATGGTTGCTAAAAGATTTAAAGCAGGTTTCGATGAAACTGGCGTAATAGCTGTAGATAAAGAGGCTTCAAGATTTGCAAAAGAAGTTACATTTACAAAAGAATTAGATGGTGTTCTTGGTTATATACAAAGAATTACTAATGAAGTTCCAATTATAAAACAGATATTACCTTTTGTTAAAACACCTGCAAACCTTGCAATACAAGCAATTGAAATGACACCTTTAGGTTTAGTTGGTAAGAATTGGAAACATACAACTGGAGCTTCAAGAGACGCAGTTAAAATAGCAGAAGTAAGAGGAAGAGTAGCAGTAGGAACTACAATTCTTGGAACTATATCAATGTTAAATCTTACTGGTGTTATTACTGGTGGTTATCATCCAGATAAAGAAATTAGAAGACAACAACAATCAGTTGGCTTTCAACCTTATTCAATAAAAATTCCTGGAACTAATACTTATATTGAATACGGAAGATTAGACCCAATAGGTATGTTAGTTGGTTTAGTTGCTGATTATGGAAATATTTATAATGACTTAAATGATAAAGACAGAGAGAAAATTGAAAACAACTTATTATCATTTATGGTTAATCAACAAACTGGTGCTGAAGAAGATTTAGGATTAGATACAAAAATCTCTAATATGGCCATAGCAACTTATAAATCTGGCTTTAAAAATATTGCATCTAAAACTTACCTTAAAGGTTTAGTTGATTTTGTAACTTCATTTGATGGAAATGCTGTAGATAAAAAAGGTCTTTGGTGGTTAGAAAACAAAGCAGGTTCTTATATTCCAAACATTTTATCTAAAGTATTAGATGACCCATTTTTAAGAGAAACAGATGGTTTTATACAAGCATTTCAAAAAAGACTTGGTGGAGTAGGTTTACCTAAAACTTATAATGTATTAGGAGAAAGTATTGTTGATAGCACTAATAAACCAGGAAGATTATTTAATAACTTATTTAATCCAACTACTGTTAAAACTCAAAAACAAGACAAGGTGCTACAATCATTTATTGAAAATGAGATTAATATTCCAGCATTAAAATCAGTAATTAAAGGAATAGATTTGTCACAATTTGTAAATCCTAAAACAGGTAAAACTGCTTTTGAAGAATATAATGAATTAATTGGTAAATCTGGTTTAAGAAAAAGTTTAGAAAGATTAGTAGACAGTAAAAGATTTAAAGATGCACCAAGTCAAATTGTATTAGATGAAAATAATAAATTTGGTGGAAAGAAAGCTTTAGCTTATGAAAGAATTAAATTTTATAGAGATTTAGAGTTTAATAAAATTCAGTTCTCAAGCAAATATGTATCAAAATTAAATCCTAAAATTACTTTAGGAACAGCTTACATAAATAAAGATATTCTTAAAACAGTTGGTAAGGCAACAAACAAATATCCAAAAATGAAGACTGGTATCTATGACTTCATAGACCAAACCAAATAAATCATAAGAGGACACTTTAGATATATAAACGATGTCATTTTTAGCAAGGGTGAGTTATACTGCCAATGGTAGTGTAGACACCTTCACAATTTCGTTTCCATATATCCTAACAAGCCATGTAAAGGCTTTTGTAGATGGGGTAGAGGACACTAATATTACATTCCCAACATCATCTACAGTTCAATTGTCATCTACGCCAGCTAGTGGAGCTGTAGTTCAGATTAGAAGAGTTACACCTTCCAACGCTAGGCTAGTAGATTTCCAAGATGGAAGTGTATTAACGTCTTCAGATTTAGACCAATCAGCAGACCAAAACTTCTTTGTATCGCAAGAAACTAAAGATGATGTAGGTGCAAAACTAGGTTTAGATACTGCTGATAGATTTGATGCTTTAAATAAAAGAATTATTAATCTTGCAGACCCAGTTAATGACCAGGATGCAGTAAACAAAAGATTTATTTCAACTCACATACCAAATATTACAACAGTAGCTAATAACTCAACTAATATTAATACAGTTGCAGGTATATCAAGTAATGTAACTACAGTTGCAAATAATATTGGTTCAGTAAACACAGTAGCTACAAATATTAATGATGTAATTTCTGTTGCTAATGATTTAGCAGAAGCAGTTTCAGAAGTAGAAACTGTTGCAAATGATTTAAACGAAACAACTTCTGAGATAGATACAGTTGCTAATAGCATTACTAATGTTGATACTGTTGGAAATAATATTGCAAATGTTAATATTGTTGGAAATAATATTTCAAATGTAAATGCAGTAGGAACTAATATTTCAAATGTTAATGCAGTAAGTTCTAATTCAACAAACATTAACGCTGTAAATGCAAATTCTAGTAATATAAATACAGTTGCAGGAATAAGTTCTGACGTAACAACATTAGCAGGAATAGCTTCAGATGTTTCTACATTAAATGGTATCAACACAGCAGTAGTTAATGTTTCAAATATTGCTAATGATGTAACTGGTGTTAATTCTATTAGTGCTGACGTATCTACTGTTGCAGGAATAAGTTCTGACGTAACTACTGTTGCAGGTATCTCAAGTGATGTTACAGCAGTAAATAATAATGCAACAAATATTAATGCTGTAAATAGTAATGCTTCAAATATCAATACTGTAGCTAATGATATTTCAAACATTAATTCTGTAGCTGGAAACTCAACAAATATAAATGCTGTAGCTGGTAATGCTACTAATATTAATGCTGTTAATGCAAACAGTGCAAACATAAATACAGTTGCAGGTAACAGTACAAATATTAATACAGTAGCAGGAATTAATTCAGATATAACTACTGTTGCAGGAATAAGTTCAGATGTAACAGCAGTTGTTAATGATGCTACTGATATTGGTACAGTTGCTACCAACATAGCTAATGTTAATACAGTTGCAGGAATAAGTTCAGATGTAACCACTGTTGCTAATGATGGTGCAGATATAGGTACAGTTGCTTTAATAGCTACAGACGTACAAAGTGTTGCTAGTAATCATAACAATGTAACTAATGTTTCCAATAATATAAGTAATGTTAATACTGTTGGTAATAATATTGGTAACGTACAGACTGTTTCGAATAATATAGGTAACGTACAGACTGTTGGAAATAATATAAGTGATGTTACTACAGTAGCTTCAGATATATCTAATATTAATTCACTTACTACATCTTTAAATCTAAATACTACTTTCGTAGTAACAGTAGCAGGTGGTGTATTTGTAGTTGATGGCGTAAATAACCCAACGCTTACTTTAGCAAGAGGTTCTACATATATCTTCGATTTATCTGATAGTTCAAATACAGGACACCCTTTAGCTTTTAAAGATGGTAGTGGAAACTCTTATTCAACAGGAGTAACAACTAATGGAACAGCAGGTTCAGCAGGTTCTAATGTTACGATTGTTGTAGATGGTAATGCACCTTCTTCATTAAGATATTATTGCACTGTTCATGGTAACAGTATGGGTAACACTATTTCAGTTGTAAATAGTCAATTATCAATTGTTTCTTCTAATATTACTAATGTAAATACAGTTGGTTCAAATATTGCTAATGTTAATACAGTCAGTTCAGATATTGCCAACATAAATACTGTTGCAAGCAATATTGGCACAGTAAATGATTTTAGTGAACGATACAGAGTAG